TGACAAAGGAACATGGTTTGGATGGGATGTGTCAAAAGTTGGTCCGGTTACAGATAAAGGTGTTTATGCGATTGCTAAAAGCTTTGCTGAAAAAAACAGCAAGGGTGAAGTAAAAGTTAAACATGGATCTGACGAATCAAAAACCGATTCACCATATTAATCACTAGCGAAAGCTGGTTCCTAGGATTGGGCGTGGAAGCGAGAGTGGAAACGCCCAAGACAAAATTATGAGTATAAAGTTAGTAGTAAATAATGAAATGAGTATAAATAGATTTAAAGAAATATTTAAGGGTTTAGAACGTGCTCACGGTTGCACTAAAGTAGCTGCACCAACAGAAAATGGTGTTAAAGTAAAAGGTCAATCTTTTGTAGTAAGACAACCAGTTACAGATGAATTATGGCTACTACATTTACAAGGTAGTCAAAGTTTAGGGATAGTTCCAATTAACGAAAATAATGAATGTGTGTGGGGGTGTGTAGATATAGACTCATATGCAGGTTTTGATCATAAAAAATTAATAAACAAAATAAAACAATTTAATCTGCCACTGGTAGTGTGTAGGTCTAAGAGTGGTGGGGCTCACGTCTTTCTTTTCTCAGAGCAATCCGTAGCTGCAGAAAGAATGAGAGACAAGCTTACCGAAATAAAAACACTACTGGGATATGGTGGATCAGAGGTCTTCCCGAAACAAATTCAATTAAAATCGCAAGATGATACAGGTAATTTTCTTAATTTACCATACTTTAACGGCGATGATTCAACAAGATATGCATTTAAAGCTGATGGTACGGCAGCAGATATAGAAGAATTTTATAAAATATATGAAGAAGTAAAACAGAAAGACATAACAAAAATTAAAATAGAAAGACCTCAATCTGATTATGATGATGCACCACCATGTATAGAATTGATGGCGTTAAATAAAATACCAGAGGGTGGAAGAAACAATGCATTGTTTCATTATGCTGTTTATGCCAAAAAGAAATGGCCAGCAGAGTGGAAAAGTAGACTCACAATGTTTAACATTGCAGCGTCAGCAGCTCCTTTAAGTGAATCAGAGGTCGATATTATTAAACGACAACATGATAAAAAAGACTGGGGCTATAAATGTAATGATGTTCCAATGTGTAATTTATGTGATAAAAAACTATGTAGAGAAAGAAAATTTGGTATTGGGGGAGAGATAGTGTTCCCTGCATTAACAGACTTACAAAAAATTAAATTAGAAAAACCTTATTATTATCTTAACGTTGATGGAGAAAGATTACATTTAGAAAATGTTAAATATTTAAAACAACAGAGTCTATTCCAGGAAGCATGTATGGAACAGTTAGATTTTAAACCACCCACAGTCAAACCTAAAGACTGGGACATGATAATAAATCCATTGATGAAGAACCACGAACCTGTAGAAGCACCAGAAGGTGTAACAACAGCAGATCAATTAAGAAATCATTTAGAAGAATTTTGTTTAAATAGACACATTGGATCGGCTATTACGGATCTTAAAAATGGAGGTGTATGGAATAATGAAGGCTATCATCATTTTATATTTAATAAATTTTATACCAACTTTTTAATTAGACAAAGATGGGATATAAACTATCAACGTACAGCTCAGATGTTAAAAGAATTTTGCAATTGTGAAGACACCAGAGTTGGTAAAAATAGAATATCAGTATTTACTGTTAAACAATTTGATAAAAGAAAAGATGATTACGTTCAAAAAGAATTAAAACCAAAGGATGTATTTTAATGGAAGAAATACACGATGAATTACTTTTATTAGTATTACTTACTGCAGCATGGATATGGGTAACATTATGAAAACAATAGTGTTAGGACCACCAGGCACTGGCAAGACAACAACGTTGTTGAACAAAGTAGATGATTATTTAAAAGAAACTGATCCAGATAGAGTTGGTTACTTTGCTTTTACACAAAAAGCTGCATATCATGCGCGAGACGAAGCAATAAAAAAATTTAATTTAACTGAAGATGATCTTCCATACTTCAGAACATTACACTCATTAGCCTTTAGAAAACTTGGTCTTAAAAAAGATCAAGTTATGCAATCAAGCCACTATAAAGATCTTGGAAAAAAACTTGGATTTCCTGTAACATATGCAGAACACCAACAAGATCATGGCATTTTTACATCTGACAGTGAATATTTACAAATTATTAATCTTGCGAAAGTAAGAAACATTACACCAGAACAACAGTTTAATACACAAGAACACACCCAAGACTTAGAGTTAAATAAGTTACATATTATTTCTAATGAACTACAAAGATATAAAAAAGAATATAACTTAATAGATTTTAATGACATGATCTTAGATTTTACCAAAGGGGATAAATCACCACACTTGGATGTTGTATTTATTGATGAAGCACAAGATTTATCTTTAATGCAATGGGATATGGCTCGTTCTATTTGGAACAAGACCGAAGACGCCTTTATTGCAGGCGATGATGATCAGGCTATTTTTAAATGGGCTGGCGCACATGTAGATTCTTTTATAGCCCTGCAGGATCAAATGATTAATCTTCCATTGATACAATCACACAGAATACCAGTAAAAGTGCATCAACTTGCAATGGGAATTATAAATAGAATTAAACATAGAATAGATAAAACATGGCAACCTAGAACCAGTGAGGGTAGTCTACAAAGACATTTTGACATTGAATCAGTAGATATGTCTTCTGGCGAGTGGTTGGTCCTGGCTCGAACTAAACATATGCTAAGAGAAATAGAAGATGTTCTACATCGTAAAGGTCTATATTATGAAACCAGACATAAGCGTAATAATGAAAAAGATATTCAAGAAGCTGTCACGGACTGGGAACATTTAAGACAAGGACAACTTTTAACTTATAAACAAATAGAAAAAATTTATGGTTATATGTCTTCCAATCATAGAGATAAAACATTGATGCATGGAATGACGAAAGGATCATTCTATGGAATTGATGCATTAACGAAAGACTTCGGACTAAAAACTAAAAAAGTTTGGTTCGAAGCTTTTGATGATGCAGGCTCAAAACGAATAAACTATTTAAGAAAAATGAGGAAGAATGGAGAACGGTTAAATAAAAAACCAAGAATAGAACTTTCAACCATACATGCAGCTAAAGGAGGAGAGTGTCAGAATGTAGTATTATTAACTGATCTTACTAAAACTACTTTAGAAACATACCACAAAAATCCAGATGATGAAAATAGATTATTTTATGTGGGTGCAACACGTACAAAAGAAAATTTACATGTTGTAGAACCAAAAAAATACAATAAAGGATTTATTATATGAAGCCATACGATAAACAAATCGGCGGAACACACTATCAGAATTTTAAAATTCAGCCAAGTAAATTCGTAATCGAAAATGAGTTGCTATACCCAGAAGGATGCGTTATAAAATATATTTTAAGACACAGATTGAAAGGAAAAAGACAAGATTTAGAAAAAGCAAAACATTTTATTGATATGATTATTGAACGAGATTATCCCAAAGATTTTTTAGAAGAAGCTGAGAAAGAAAAAAAAGAATTAGCCGAATGTTATAAAGAAGCAAAACGACAAACAAAAGAACGTAAAGCTAAAGAATGGGTTGAAGGATACAACAAATGGAAAAAAAATAAATGATACAACAACCACTCTTTAAACCACAAACGGAGTGGTTACCCCCAGAAGAATTTCCAGATCTATCTAAATATAATGAAATTTCAATTGACCTAGAGACCAAAGATCCTAATTTAAATATTAACAGAGGCTCTGGTTCTGTTATAGGAGTAGGAGAAATTGTTGGAATAGCTGTGGCAGTGAAAAACTGGCGTGGTTACTATCCAATTGCTCACGAAGGTGGTGGCAACATGGATCGTAAAAAAGTCTTGAAATGGTTTCAAGGTGTATTATCTACACCAGCAACAAAAATCTTTCACAACGCCATGTATGACGTTTGTTGGATTAGGGCCCTAGGTTTAAGTATTAACGGTAAAATAGTGGACACGATGATTGCATCGGCCTTAGTTGATGAGAATCAAATGCGTTATGACTTAAACAACTGTTCAAAAAGATACACTGGAAAAGGAAAGAATGAAACAGATTTATATGCTGCTGCAAAAGATTGGGGTGTTGACGCCAAGGCAGAAATGTATAAACTACCTGCCATTTATGTTGGCGCATATGCAGAAAAGGATGCTGAGATAACTTTAGAACTTTGGCAAGAACTTAAAAAAGAAATAGATCATCAAGATATACATTCAATAATGAATATGGAAACTGAATTGTTTCCTTGTCT